CTTTTAGCCACACGCCAAGTAATGCCATATCGACATTCCCGACGTGCTTATAATCAGAGCCAAAGCTATTATCAGAATGTTGCCTTGCGTGTTCAACATCCTTGAGCATATCATTAGCGTCATGCGTGTTTTTAATGATTAACGTATCATCTTCAAACTTATATGACTCGCCAATTTTAGCCATTATTGCCATGCCTCATTAATATCTGCTGTTTGCGGATCATCAGCTTTTAGTGTGCCGTCATCGTTTCTAGCACGTTTCTTTTTCTTAGCTACTTTCTTCGCAGGCTTTGGGTCTGCTTTTAGCACCTCAAAAGCATTTGGCTTCATAACCATAATCTTTTTTACTTCTGCTTCAGGAAGCTCAACCTCATCACCACCCCTAAAGATACCTTGAGATGTTGATATGCTTCTATCTTTTACTAAAACTTTCATTTTAATCTCCTGTTAAAGTAGGGGCAGTTTTGCCCCTACCTATTATCTTATTATGAAGTTGTGTTATCAGCAATAATGCCGTTAGCTTTTTCGCTTTTAGCACACAAAGTAAGCTCAGTAACGATTTGTCTCTGAGTGTTATCACCAGTTTTTGCAAGCTCAGTGTTTTTAGTTGGACGCAATGTTGCGATCTCCCACTTGTCATCCTGCATGATGAAAACGTCACGACTTCTGTTCTCGCGGCTAGGCATAAACTCTATAGTTCCCCACGGAGTTGTATATACTGCCAAGCTTTTGATTACACGCTCGTCAGATGCTTGCACTTGTGAACGCTGGTTGTTGTTACCAGTAAAGCCCAATGCAACATTCATCTGAAACGCAGATAGATACACCGTGTCTGGCTCTCCACCGTTTTCCCAAATTGATTGCATAACAGTATCAAACTTAGTTTGTGAGAACGCTGTTGGAGTACCATCGTCTGTACGAGCGTCAGTACCGTCACCAGTTGGGTTTGCACCAGAGTTACCAGATTGGAAGTTTACGTTTGTAATCAACCAAGCTGGAGCGCCTGCCAACTCTCTCGCAGTAGATGCGTTACCAGCCACTTTTGCATTATTGTCAAATAGCGCTTTCTCTATATCGAGTTTTTGCTCTTTGGCAATTTTTACAATTTGGTAGGCCATCTCACGCTGTCTTCCAGCCTTGTTAAGGCCTTCATCAGTGTCAGATACGATTACCGCATTTTTGAAGATTTGTGTTCGGTTGTTAAGACGAACAGTTGCTGTGGCAGCTTGCGCTGCTGTTGCGTCACCTTCAATGTGAGCGTTTGCGGCACTGTTACGAAGTGTATCAGTCTGCCATTCTACCAACGTATTGCTGGCTGTTGTTTTAGGACACTTACTATGAAACGGAGTGGCCTCTGGAGTAATGTTATTGATAACATCGCTCAAGTCTTCCCTAATCCCTACTTGATCGTAGCTATCAAAGGTATTTGCTGGTTGTGCCATTAATCTATTCCTTTCAACGGCTTATAGCATTTGTTAATGCTAAGTTTTCATAATTAAGTCGATTGCATCTTCCATTCGACCTGTCTTTTGCAATTTTTGAAATTGCTTACGCTTTAGTGAACCTTCTGGATCAGCTACCTTTTTAGCACCAGCTTTTACAACAGGTTTGGCTTTCTTGCTTTTAGCTTCTGCCTTTTTGCGATTTGCAACAATACGCTTATACTTCATAGCATCATTAGCCATTTCTATGTAGCGTGCATCTGCGGTTAGAGCGATTTCTTCATCGCTAAAACCATATTCACGCCCAACGCCCATCAACGCATCCCAGTGAGCTTTGCTCTTGCTAGTGTCTGCGAGTTCGGGAATTTTGGTTTTAATAATATCAGCTTGTTCTGCAAGATATACCCGATGATCTTCATCGGCTTGCTTTTGTCGCTGTTCGTTAAGTTGTTGTATTTGCATCTGCTGTTGCTGGTAACTTTGCATATCAGCATCATATTTAGCTCTTTGCTCCATATAAGAAACAGGGTCACTTTCAGCCAAAGCCTGATCTGGCAACTGAGGTGGTGATATAAAGCCTTGTTGTTGAGACTGATTATAAAGATAGTTTACCGTTTGCTCACGTTGTAAGATTTCAGAAGTCTTTTGCTCAATTTGCTTTCGCATATCAGCCACTTCTTGAAACCTTTTGTTTATTGCGCTTTGACCTGAATAACTTTGCTTTAACTGATCTATTGTTACCGTTTCTTCCTTGCCGTCTGCTTTGACGGTGTAATACTCTGGCTCGACAGTTTCTTCTTCAATGTCATCTGCTTCAATATCAGCATCTAATAATTCCTCATCAGATACCTCTAGCTCATCAAGTTCCTCAGTTTCTTCAACTGCTTCCACTTCAGCCTCTTCAGCTTCTGGAGTTACAGATGTTTCTTCCTCAACTTGATTAGTTTCGCCTGTTTCTTGCTGCGCTGGCGCTATGATTTGTTCAATCGCGCTTTCCATTGTGTCAGTCGCTTCCACGGTACTGCTCCTATTGTTTGCGATCTAAGAGTGTCTCTGCTGCAATAGCGGCGTCAAGCTGCACTTCGATCTGGTTTAATGCACGCAACATTGCGTGCGCCTCTTCACGTTGCTCAACGTCTTGAGCCGCGCTAGTCGTAAAAAGCCTAATTTGCTCATTACGAACATCCTCAACAAACTGCATGAATGCAGTATCGTTTTTTAACCTTTTGGCATCATCTGCCTGTATTCTTATATCTGTTATCAAATACCTGCCACTCTCATCATAGCTTCGTTATGCATACGTTCTTTGTCTTGCTCTGCTTTTATTTTAGCAATATCTACAGAGCTTCCGTATTGACCTATAGTTTTAGCTGCATCTACATATAGGTCTTGTGCCATTTTATCTCTAGCTAAATCGTCTTTCATAGCCATTTCATGCATCTTACGTTGATTTTCCATTTGTGCTTTTGTCATTTGAACTTGTGCATTTGTTGTTGCCTTCATGGCCTCTGCCTGGGCAAGAGCTTGGGCAGGGTCGGCTTGCTGTCCTTGCATCTGCGCCATTTGTGCTTGCTGTTGTTGTTGCATCTGTAATAGTTGCATTTCTATTTCTGGCGTAATTGGTGCAAAGTAACGATCTGCATTTCTAATACCGCTCGATGCTAATATGTCTGCAAGAGTGTTACGGATGTTTGTAAGCGACACTAAGCCATTCATAGGGCCGTATGTCTGATACACCATAGTTTGTTGTTGTAGAGCTAACGACAAAGCGCCCATCTTGTCCTCTTCTCTGCCAGTGCCAAGACCTACGTTAATGCTAATATCCATATCTATGTCAAAAGCTTTAGGATCGACAGGCTGGAAACGTCCGTTCATACGCATCATTGCGCCGTTTTCCATGTTCTTTTGTAGTAATCTTAACATCATTCCAAACAAATCTCTTGCACCATCTGCTAAGTTACGCACCATGACTTCTACTTGTCCGGCAGCGGCTTGCACAGTGGCTTGCACAGCAGCTTTAGTTGTTGACTGCATGGCATCAGGGTCTAGCCCCATAGACGCTCTGGTAACGCCTGTCTTACCCTCTACAAGCTGATCTAGGTATGTAAGTGCGCCTAGCGTCTGTCCTGCGGTAAATGGCACAGCTAGGTCCTGGACCGCACCAGGCTGTCTCATACGCACAATCGCGCCAATCTCATTGTTTAGCACATCATCTATGTTAACTGCGCCATCGACTATACCAACGCGAGGATTGTTGGTCATCGCCACGTTATCGAGTATGCCACGCAATATGCTTGTTGCCGCATCCTGGTCATCAATAACAATGTCTGCAATGCTTCTGCCATAAAAGGTGTGCGGCTCTGGATCAATCTCAAATTTTGCAAAAGGTATTTCGTCTGCGAGTTCGTAATCTAGCAGTTTGTACTTTGTCCCGCCGCACAAGAACTTGTGTAACACAGCTACGCCTGTGCCGTCCACATCCATACGCATATATGCTTCTGTTACAGTAACCTGGCGCATAGATGGGTCAGAGCTTGTTTCATTAAAATCATCTGAATAACCTTGACGCTCTTGTCTCTCTGCCTCAGTCATTTCTGAGCCTGCATCAAAGCTATCTAGTTTTAAAACTTCATCTGCATCAAACCCCATAAATATTAAATCACTAGCACGCATTTCTGTGCGGTGAGCAACGACATGGGCATCTTCTAGGGTTCTACAATTTCTATCTACAAAAAACTCTTCTGGCGGAACACTCTCTATCTTTAAACATCCTGTTGTTTCTTTGCGTGATACTTTAGCAGAATGGACAGGCGTTTCTATTTCAACGCCTTGTTCATCCATACTCATTTCCTGCTCTACTGTATGCTCAAGAACCGTTACATCATCATCTTGCACCAAGAACGTGTATTCATCATCGTCTAAGTTGGTGTAAGTATATATTTCTGCGGTGGGCATTTCTTCCCAATATGCTTTTACTATGCCTTGCTTTTTGATTAGAGCATCGTGGAAAGCATCGTTTAGCACTCTATAACCGTTGCTTCTCTGAAACTCATAATGCACATAATCTGTGGCTTGCTCTGCCATATTTACATCTTCTGGGCCATGCGGCATGAACTCTACAGGCTTTGCAGTGCTTAGAAAAACACGCATCAATGATGGTTTAATCGCACGCACCGTATCTCGAACCTTAGTAGCGACTACTTTGCTTCGACCATCCTCGTAGCCTATATCTACCTCACCATCGTAGTAACGTTGCGATCTAATGCGATCTTCTGATATTTCGCTTTCTACAAAGTCTACTGCATCATCTATAGCGTTTTGAACAATAGTCTCGATTTCGCCTTTGCTTTTTTCTTTAAGTTCCATCTGTTACTCCTGTCCTAAACCTGACAACATACCTTGTGAGGCTAATAGTTCTAGTGCTTCATCTCTGCTAATTTTATCAGGCGAACCACCCAATTTTACTGTGTCTTGTAAATTTTTAACTGCGGTTCTTATCCTAGCATCACCAAGAGACTTTGCACCGATAGAGGCCGCAGAAAGACCTAAGAAAGCAGGGTTCATACTAAACATGATTATGTTCATATATGCCATTAGACCATTACCGCTTGGAGCCATCTTACCTGCAAGCCGCAATATGTTATCTGCGACCCTACCATCTACGATTTGCTGCATAGCTCTTATCTCTGGGTCATCAAAGAATGAAATCTTGGTGGGGTTGTCTAATATTTTTTGTATAGACCTACGATAAGAGTTTACAACATTACCGCCAGAACCAGATACTTTTCTTTGGTTTTGTAGCAAATTAACTTCTTTTTCTAAAATCTTCGCTTTATTTGCACGCCTACTTATTTGCCTAGCTTCTTTTAACTTACCAACTTTGTCAGTAACCTTAGTTATTTCGTTTTCCATTGTTTTCATCATATCAATCAAAAAAGGCTCTTTTTTGCCTTTTTTAGTATTGTATAAATCACTTATTCTTCTTTTGGCTTTATCATATTGAGCTAATGTAATGCCGCCTTGTGATGAAGCCTTTATTTCTAACTCTTTTAAAAATTTTCTTGCCTTAACAAAAGTTTTGTCTGTTAATGCAAAAGCACCTCTGCTTGCAGCTGTGTTCAAAGCCTCATCAACCATATATGCAACATCAGTTCCGCTCATTGCTGGCCCTGCTTCGTCAACTTCTTTATATGCTAATTTTTCTTTGGTTTTTAAATCTTTTACAGTAGGTGGTTGTTTTCGATTTGTAAGCATATTTAAGGTTTTATTAGTAAAGTTAGTAGTTTTCACACCCACAGTAGGAGCCAATAAAGCCGCCCCAACTCTTGCGTATGGCTCAAGATTTGTACCCTCAGTTGCTTGACCCGCAACCTCGCTACCTGTCGCCGCTACTGTAGATAAAGCCTGTCCTTTTGTAGTAAGACCTGCTTTCTCTATACCTTCTGCAAGCTTTTCTGTTCTTTGCGCTCCCGCTCTTTTAGCTAAAGCTTTTGCACCTTTACCTATTCCTCCTACAACACCACCACCTGCTCCAAACTCACCGATTGTACCTGCTAATCCGGCGGCTCTACTATCACCTCGATAGTCTATTAATTCATCTGCACCTATAGCTTCTGTCGCGGCGTCAATGCCTCTGCCAGTAAACGTATCAAGAACGGGTATATTATAATCTTCATCCGCAAGACCAACAGCTTGCAAACCTTCTTGGCCTAATCTAGCAACACCTCTTAAGGCCATCTCTGGCAACTCTAAAGCACCCAAAGCACCTCTCGCCGCTCCTGCTAACGCAGAGCCACCAACCTCGCCAACGCTACCAAAAAGCTCTCTGCCCTCTTCCTCAGTGGCTTGCTGTCCACCTTGGGATGCAAAGAAACTGTTTGCAGTTGCCTCATCTGGAAACTCTATTAGGCGACCATCTCCTGCGTCTACCACAATAGCCATTATCTTATAGCCTCTACCTTACCAGTTTCGGGGTTAAATCTGTGCGTTGCCGTTGATGATGAGCCACCGCCACCACCGCCTTGGCCTTTTCTAGCCTTAACTTGTCTATCTAATTCTGTTCCTCTTAAATCTTTTCCTTCAGAATAATATGCCATCGCAATAGGGTCTTGCTCAACCATACCCATAATCTCATCAATTCGTTTTAAGTTTTTAGTTAATAATTCTGGACTTAAGTCTTGCTGTATTGCGCCATGTGCGGCCATCAATAAGCCAAGTTCTACGTTACTTACGTTACCTAGCGCACCACCAGTTTTACTTGCTTCACGCATTTCTTGTAGTCTGTTAAATGCCACATTTGACTGCACAGATTTTAATAAGTTCTTAACGTTTCTAGCAGACTGTGATGGAGTATAATCTGCGGCAAACTTACCTAAAACGCCAGTTGTGCCAAGTATACTTTTGTCATTTTCTATAGCATCTAATACCTGGTTAACACTTATGCTTATGCCAGTTCTCTTTTGCGTTTCTAATTGGCCTTTTTCTCTAAGAGCTTTTTGTCGCTCTTCCTCTTCTATGGCCGCTTCACTTCCGCTTATAGGAACCATCTTAATGTCTGTTATTCCACCACCTTCACCTTTTTCAAACTCATACCTCATGCCTTTGTCTGGTTTTGGTAAGCTTGATAATAGTGCGGTCTCCTGGCTATAAATATCTCCGCCACTAGCTATAAATCTTTGATATTCTGGTGTGCCAGGCGTAAACCCTGCCGCTACAGCGTTTCTAATCAATGCAGTGTCTTTTGTTTTTTCTCTTTCAAAATCTATCTGGTCGCGTTGTAACTGCAATATTTGATTGTAGGCTTGCTGCCCAGTTAAAGCACCAGTTTCTACCATACCCGCAAGTTGGTTGCCCATATCGCTGTCAAGACCTCGCAAATACTCAACAGTTTTGTTTTTCGCTCGATTAGCAGTACGCTGTTGCTCAATCGTTTGTAATCTGGCGTCTAAACCAGGGTCTGGCCTTAATCTCATTTGGTTAAAACCAGATGCTAAAACTCCGCTTAATGCACCAGCTACGTCACGAAAATCTCTTTCTGCCATTTAACTAACCCTACATTCCATATATCTTCATCCCAGCTTCTGCGCCCATTGTTAAATAATCCATTAAGCCAGGTTGGTATGTTTTTGTTTCACCTTGAGTGCCTTGCGTTAAACCTGCTCCACCAAACAATGCGGCTAAACCTTGTTGTGGTGCAGTGGTATATCCTTGATACTGGTTTTTGGCTGCATCAATTAAGCCTTGCATCGCTGCTTGTTGCATTGCGCCCTGTTGCAACTGTTGTTGCTGTATGGATTGGCCATAACCAAACGCTTGACCACCTAAACCTGCTAATTGACCTGCCGCTCCTAATTGAGCCGCCCTATCTGCTTGTGCCGCACCTAAAGCAGTATTAAAACCCTGTTGCCTCATTCTGTTTGCTTGGTCAAACATTTGTTGTGTATAACCCTTTGCCATTTCTGCTTCAGCTATACCATGCCTAGAGCCACCAAATGCATTTGCCGCAGTTGCTTGTGCGCCTAGCATATTTTGTGCATTTAATGCTTGGCTTCCTACATCTCTAAGAGTTTGCTGCACAACCTGGCTTTCATATGGGTTTTGGTAGTTTCCCATGCCTTGTGCTGCAGTTTCGTTTAATCCTTGCGCTGTTCTACCCATAGCCCCAATTTGAGCTTGAGCCGCAGCCTGGTATGGATTTGCCGCCATTGCGGGATTTGCTGAAGCACCCATGTTACTTACCCTTCCTTCCACCTTGCATTTCTAATGCTACTGGCCGTTGTGCTGGGGTCCTGGACCCAGGTGTACCCGTTGCTGGATCTATAGTAAAACTGCCAAGATAACCTGCTTGGCCAGGACGCCTTACGGCAAGCTCACTTACAGCCTGGTCAAAAGCTGGCGCAGATGAATAACCCTGTATCCCGCCATCAAAAGTTTGAGCTTGTGGCATATATTGTTGACCAGTGGCGCTAGGCATTCCAAAAGCATCTGCCATTTGGTTTGTGCCTTGAAATGCCGCTTGCTGTTGTGGAGAAAACGCCGCAACGTCTGGCCCATAATATGGAACATATCCTAATGCCGAAACATCTTGCGCCATACCAACGCCTTGTTGAAGCGCTTTTTCTGCAAAAGCTGGCATTGTTACATCTGTATTTTGACGACCGCCTTTACCACCACCGCTCATCTTATATCTCCTTTTGATATGAGGCGTGCAGTGCTTCCCACCCATGCGCCCTTAAAGGTTTCTTCCATCCAAAACGACCTGTAATCGTTAATGCTTCACATTTATAATGCTTTGCCCAGGCTGTAACATCATCATGCATATCTAACAACTGATCTAGCTCTCCACCGCCTAAAAACACGTTTAACACCTTTTTTCTTGGATATACCACAATTTCTGTAACAATGCACCCCCTTGGGCTAGGCCATAATTGCATACGACCCTCGATAATACCTTCCGCTATATCCTCAAATATATGCGTACCGCCACTATACTCCAAAGCCGCCTCAATCCAAGGGCGGCATCTTTCTAATTCGTTAACTTGCGTATCTTTAGGCATTTACCATGTAGCTAGTGCTACCCTCTTCCAAATTGCGCTACTTCCATCATAATCGGCAACACAAATATAAATATAATTTGTATCCCAGGCTATCATTCCAGTTACATCGCCTACACTACCAGTATTTGCACTAGGAGTAGGTTGTTTTGTTGCAAGCTGTCGAAAAGCATTATCGCTCGATACAACTGCATATTTTTTAGTTTCATCCCACAATATAACGCCATTTTCTGATGGGTTATCGTCTGATGATTTAAAGTACAGCTTACCTAAATTACGCTGCAAATAGTTTGTAAGCTGTCTGCCCCACTGAGAAAGGTCTTGGCTTATAACTGGTAAAATAGGTGCAGGCATTAACGTGTACCCCCTATTGTAGCTTCAAGCCTCATTATACCTACACGCCAATCCGCAGGACGCACACCTGTCACCCTCATGCGAACTTGCCTACCACTAAACCTAGCGTCTGTTGGATTAGCAGGCGTAAATGGGCCATGTGATGTTTCTGTATCGTTAGGATGATACCTTGTTTTGAAGGTCATACTTACATCACCTTGCGTAACCTCATCAGGAATTACTGACGTAACGTACATAATATTTTCGCCTGTTCCTGCAGATATTGGTCCTGTTTCTGCAAAAATAGCACCGCTATCCACGTTATAACCGACTTCGTGTTCTTTTATATTTGCGTGTGTACCGTCATAATCTGCCATGAATGGGTATCTAAATACGCCTCTAGCCTCGCCAGATGTTCTCGATAATTCACCAATCATCCAGTGATTTTCGTTGTAATCATAAGCAACATAACGATTTATTTCTATACTGTCGCTAGAAGGATAAAACCACCAAACTTCACCATATTGAGGTATACCCATAGCCCATATTTTAGTTTGCTGAGAAGTGTTAATGTCACCAAATATATAATCATGCACATCGCACTTAATAGTTTGTACTGTGTTACCATTAAACAAAAAGAAATTTTCCTGACCAATAAAGAACACGCCTCTATCAGTATCCACCGCCCCACGCATCGTGACAGTTCCGCATGATGTGCCAACACGCTCAAAACCATAAACATAAGGTGGCCCTTGATAACGTGCTGTATGGGCGTCTGTGTCCGTTAAAATAAGCGTTTGCCCTCTGGTTCTTATTGCTTGCATAATTTGCCCAGAAGTTTGTAGCTCTATATCCCCTGCCTCATTGGTAGCGGCAGGCGTCCAAGTATTTCTATCTTCTCTGTCGCACCAAGATATTTTACGACTGTTACCGCCAGAACCTAATGCAAAAATAAACCGTTCTTCTGTGACTACTAATCCTAAATTAGATAATGGTGCATTAGTTATAGGCGTAGCAACGGTTGCTAATTTTAAAGATGTTTCAGTTACATTTACATTTTGCTCTGCATTACTTGCAGGATAAATTTGTATCGTAATGCCAGTATCGTCTGTGTCGAACCTATAGAAACTATTTCCAATAGGTAAAGTTTTATCAAGTAAGACTGTCGTAGTTGTTGTGCCTAAAACTTTAACTTTTAATGACGGTATTGTTGACGCATCACTATCAGCATCGGGGTCAGTTACATTTATTGTGAAATGATATTTAACACCGTTAGTTAAACCAGTTATAGCTTGCTGTAAATTAGCAGCCGTTGTGCCTGTCCACTTGGCCTCACCACCACTTATAGCCCAACCAGTTCCTAGCGTCCAATCTGTTCCTGCCGAAAAACTGTTATTAGTTATAAGCTCAGAGCCGCTAGAAACACCTAATCCCCACTCTAAAAGCCTACCATCATCATAATGACAACCTACCATAAGTTCGCCAAAATTATCTAAACTCCAAAACGTAGCAGGCTCAGGAATGGCATTTGCAAGTTGCTGTCTTGGCGTACCCCAGAAACCAACACCATAAGCACCTTTACCATACCCTGCCGACACAGCCGCATCTTTACGTCCAGTTGCTAAGTTTTGAGGTGTAATATCGTAGCACAAGCCGCCACCTGTCATAGCAACCAATGCATTATGTGAACCGCCTGCTAACCAAGTGCTAGTGTTTAGCGCTTCCCAAGCGTGCATACCTCTAATTGGCTGTAAAGCAAAATCTTGCTTTCTATCTTGCCATCCACCAATAGGACGCAACGAACCGTCTAACCATCTAACTAAACTACCTTCACGCCATCTGCCAGATTGCTCATAGTCTGTGCCTATTCGGTAAAATCCAGATGGTATGTCTAAGGGTACTAAAGTCATGTTTACGTTTTCATAATATAAGCAAGTGCATAGAAAGGTGGTCTGTTTTCGTGTGCGCTACCACCGCCTGCGTTATCGACAGACAATGTGTGAGTATGTGCGCCGCCACTAGCAATAGTTACAGTGTGAGAGTGTGCCCCTGCCGAACCTGTTGTCTTATTCAATAAGCCGTTTGGGTTCCAAGTTGTAGCGTTAAAGTCGATGTCTATGCCTGGATTTAGAGAACTTTGTAAGACATTACTATCTGTGTAGCTGTGCGTGTGCGCTCCTGCACTGTTTGTCGTTCCAGTGTGCGTGTGATTGCCTCCGCTTACCGCCGTACCAGTATGATTGTGTGCAGGCAATTCGCTAGTTGCTAGTGTCACATCATTTGCACCACCTGTTGCGCCTACGTTGTACGTTCCGCTACTATCTGCGTCTGCGTGAACGATAAACTTACCTGTTAAGTTAGGTGTGCCGTTTGTGCCATCGCATAATGCCCATCCTGTCGGTATCGTTGCAACCGTACCAGACCACATAATAATGCCACCAGTAGGCATTGCCGTGTTGATAGCTGTATCAAGTGCATCAAAGTTTGCGTTGAGTGTATTGCCCCAAGTGCTATCACTTCCACCTACCGTTGGTTTCGTTAAACCTAAATTTGCTGTCGTAGACATATTAAATTCCTTTTCTTAAACCCAACGTACCATTTTTCTAAGCATCCGTCCACGTTCCTGACGCTGCACTGTCATCCACCCATATACCTGTCGCAACACTGTCATCTGTCCATATCCCTTGGTCTTGTGCGTCATCGCTCCAAATGCCGTCACCTTCACAATATCCCACTAGCCAATAACGCTTGCCTGCAAATACAATATTAGCCCCAGAAGCATTATTATCTCGCTCGACATATGGGTCAAAGACACTCATTCAGCCTCCGCTATGGTGTTGCCGTCTTCTTTTGCCCATTCTAGAATAGCTGCGTAATGGCGGTTATCTGGGTCTAAAGGTACGCTCATTGTTACACCGTCAATGACCGCTTCAATATATGAATTTATACCATCTTCATGTTGACAATAATTCGCTGATGAAATGTTCATTTTACTAAAGCTCCGCTTCTGCATAATACTGGTAGGTGTAGCCAGAAGAATTATCTGAGCTTGTTCCTAAAAAATAGGCATACAAGTTTTGTGTTGAGGCTAAAGGTTTAGTTGATGTTGTAACAGCAGTATTTGCATTGTATTGGGATATACTTCCTGCTGTCTGAGATATAGCAGCCCTAGCAGGATAAAATGTTACTGTGGGAATAGCCCTCATATGTACAGGAAATTGTTCAGTTACCCAAGCTCTGTCATTAGTTGATTTAAGATTTATAGCATTTCTTGGCCCAAATGCCGAGTAAGTAGCAACGCCTGCATACCATTCTTCAGCAGTACCAATAGAACCAGATTTGGTAAAATACCTCTGACACCTAGCCAACTCATCCCCAAAGCTCGTATGCTCAAAGTCAGTAGCTTTATCGCCTACTTCTAACTGAACTTCAGAAATAAGAAATGTATTCCCCACCGTATCCATCCAGTTAACTGCATTAGTAGTTGAATAATTTGCTATTGTCGCTGACCAAGCATCGCTTGTGCCGCCGTTAAAATTAGAACCCCAAACAAGATTAAAACTAAGACCCAAACCTATACCGTTGTCATTTGCAATAACTCCACCAGACGAGGTTATAAAAGAAGTGCTGCCTGCTGTGGGAGTTATGGTTATTGTTTTTTTCTCCCAAGTATCAGCCGAATTAATCGTGTATTCTTTAGTAAACATATAACCTGTCGTATCTGGTTTGTATAAACCAATGGTGTATATTCCAGTTTTGTTAGACTTAACAAAAAAAGAAAGAGTAAGAGTTTTTGCAGAAGATGTTCCATATTGTAATTGTTGAAGATTTTGAGCTTCAATATAATGATCGATGCTTGCATACTGTGTCGCTGCAATGCTTGTATCAGCCGTAGTGACGATAGCTTTTAAAGAATAGCCAGTTCCGCTTGGCGTGTCTGTGGAGCGTTCTGTAGTATAAGCACCGTCAGTGCTTTCGTATATTTTCCACCTATCTGCCGTTTGATAAGTATCATTTACAGCAGTTGTAGCTGCGGTGGCTCTTTGGAAGATTTGAAATCCTCCATTAATAATGAGGTTTTTATTACTACCGCCACCGCTACCGCCTTGGCCTGCGTTGTCTGCTATGTCTCTGGCTTTAGTCATTAGTTACCTCAAGATGGTTTAGTAGGCCACGTTACATCGTCTAAGCTAGTTGCGCTTTTTGTTATGTCTCTAAGAGCCTGACGGTAGGTTGTACGCTCAGAACTCATGGTAAGGTCACTAGACGCCCACCAATCTGTTTCTGCCAAGCGTCTGTCTCGCTCTTCACGCAAAAGCCTCATTGGTTCAGCCGCTACAAGCTCGTCTTTCTTGGTAGATACTGCTGACCAAGTTGTGCCAAAGTCATCAGGATCAGAACTCTCAATAGCTGAACCGTTGCTGTCTGCCCCAGTTACCTTACGAAACATTTGGTTAAATTCTGCTTCAGAAGTAGGTTCACCGCGCAAAACCCATTCTGTTACGCCTAGTTCTGTTAATGCTGTTGCTATATCTGTCATTTGTTTATCCTATGCTATAGCTTTTATTGAAAGTGTTGGAACGCTTACGTTTGTTGCAGGGGGTCCATCTGAGGTGGAGGCATTATTTCCATTAAACCAAACATTTTGATGAATAATCGAATTATAATTAGAACCATAGTATCGTCCTGAAACTTTTAAAGTTTTTGCACCTGTCCAACTTTTTAATTTTAGATTATTAATTTGGTCAGAAGCAAGAGTGCTATCAATTAATATTGGAAACTCATATACAATACGCATAACTGGATGAGCATTTGATTGATATGCAGACGCATGAGTTCTTCTTCCAAGTCCACTATCTACAGAAGTGCCGTCTATATAAAATTGAAAGTGGCTAATTCCTGAAGTAAGTGACGCATCCCAATGAAAAGCAAATGTATACACAACTGTTGTTGCGCCCAAAGGAGGGGTATATGATACGCTTGAACCTGTTAGGTCTACATGAGATGTTGTTAAATTTTGTATTGCTGTTACGTTACCAAACGTAACTCCACTAACAGTCCTACCATCACAAATGCCATGTATCTCTTGTAGTACAGTTCCTGCACCTGTTATTCCTAAATCAGCCGTAGTAGGAGCATCTCCTGCTGTAGTCTGTATCGTGTCAACTTTTAGAATAGAAGTCATCCAGCTATCTCCATTATAACCATTCTAGAAGGTTCACCATATTTGCTGTGTCTAGATAAGCCATTGCCTCTCACCCGAAACTGCAATGTGTAGGTTCTTGCCGTAGTATTTGATGCAGACTCAATATGAAGCAGCACTATTTTATCTATCTTTTGATCGTTAAGATTAGAGTGGTAGATATCATATTCACTATCATATACTACGGTTGATCCATTCATTATTCTATAACCAAGGCCTTGATTGGCAGCGCCACTGTGTTCAGCAGCAGCAAAAATAGTCATGTATAGTTTACTAGTTGCAGATTTTGGTGTGATGGTGATAGTTTGCCCAGCATCAACCCAAGTTCCACTACTTGAAGTATCAACTTGCGTAGTACTTGAAGTTTCAACAAACTGAATAACATGACCTGAAATAGCCACACCATTGCCACTCGTTTTTTCGTTAATGGTGTCTACCTTCAGGATGCTCATTGTGCTATCTCCATAAGTGTCATAGATTGTGTACTAGTCCAATTAATTCGCATCGCTCTGTTACTTGGAGAATTACGTTGCATCATAGTCTTGTAAGTTACAGCACTTGTTGTCGCAGGGCTATCTAAATGAAATGTACTCATCGTAACAACTCCGCTCTGTCCACCTCTTGCGACAAGAATAGTGGTATTTTCGCTACCGCCATAAGCATAAGTTTTTAAAACTGTAGAAGTGCCTCTGTACAATCTCCACCCTGCATATACATTATGACCATCTTGGTCAGCATCTCCATGTACAGGGTCATGTATATTTATTAAAATTTTGCTTGTTGCAAACTGTGGAGTAATTGTTGCAGTGTTTCCTGTGTTTATCCATGAGCCATTGGACGAAACTGCTGTGTGGTTAGTTTGCGTTTGATCGTTTTCAAAAATAACAGTTTGGATAACATGACCAAAAGCAACAAGCGTCTGCCCAGACGGTACGATAATCTTATTAGCGTTAGCGCCTGTCGTTGGACCCTTTAGATTTTCTACTATCAACGTACTCATATAATCACCAAGTTTCCGCTTATTGTCAGGGTTGTACCTGAAGATACACTCAATGGCCCCGTCGCACTAGCATTTTCTGTAGCGTCAATCGTTACGTCTACGTTAAGCTCTTGCTCGTTTACTCTAAAAATATCGCCTGCGTTGGTTCCAGTTGTTCCATTATCACCTTTATAAAATCCTGCGCCTGAAGAACCGCCTACTTGAAAAGTTTGGTATGCTATGACCTCGACAATATCAGCCGCCGCCACAGCCGTTGCAAACACCACATCAGAACCATTTGTTGCAACTACGTCTACACCCACTTGCATTTTTATGCCATTTAAAAATACGTCAACATAGTTGGGGCTATACCCACCTGTTGCGAAGGAAGTCTCACCGCCAATGCAAGTAAATACATCTCGCGTCTGGGTAGCTCTGGGCGTTTCGCCTGTTGTTCCAATATAGCCTGCCATTATTCTGGTGTACTTTCCTCTGCGTTTCTAGCTGCCGCCGTTTTAACTACTTCTAATTCATAGGCTTGCGTAATTTGTGCATCTTCGCCTGTAGCTATCGACACGCCGTTTGCGTTGCAATGGGCTACGAGCAATGCAATAATCTCATCTTTAGCTATTCTAGCTCTATTTGTAAGAGCATTATCTGCCCAATCTTGCACAGATACAGTTGCATATTCCATGCACTTATTTTCTGTGTCTGTTAAACTTACTGTTATATCTGGCATTTGTTTTTCCTAACCTAATAAGTAACCTGACCAATAAGAATAATGACTATATACAAAACCATTGGAATTATTGCCATTAACGCGAATATCTACATAATCATTTGCTGATAAATCCAAAATTGCACTGTAAGCAATCCTTTGATAATCACCTTCCGTATCGTTATCACCCAAACCGTCGATAACCATCGAACCGTTCACATATGTGTAAGCTCTACTATATCCTGCACTAACTCCTCCACTGTGGTGCAAACCTGAATAATTAAAAAGGTATCTTCCATCTACTGGGGCGGTAAAGCTTTGGGTTGCGCTTGAAAAATTTGAGCCTAACCCACCATTTGTGCCTAACGCAACCCATGTGTTAAGCTTAACGGCAGGGCTTGATCCACTATGGCCTACATTGGAGTTTAACTTAACATGAAAATATACTTGATTAGGGATTGTTACACGGCCAAAATTATCAATACGCATATTCTCTGTTAAACTAGCAGCCGCACTCTGTGTAGCAAAAGAGATACCTGTATTATTATTTGTTCCATCTGTTTCAAGAAATCTTACCTCAGAAACCGCTGCACTATTGTTGCTTGTAGACCTAATAGCCTTATAAACACCATTTGTTTGTATGCCTGTTACGTTATCATCTAAAAGAAGTGCCACAGCATTTGTTGAAGCTGTCCTTGATGTAGAGATTTGTAGCTTATCATTCGTTGCATCGAGTGTAACGCCTGCCGTTAATAAGTGTGCGTCAACATCAGCGTCAGTGTAACTACTTCCACCGCCAATAGCAGGATTTTGGTCAAACGTAACTGCTACTATTTCATCGCCTGCTTGTGCAGCGTTTGTAAGGGTTACGCTCTGTCCATCTGAAGCCTCGGTATAGTCAGTATTCCTTACCAACCTAATTCCGTTGTGGAATATGTGTATTTTGTTAGGAAGAAAACTTAACCCAGTCAGCGCAGTTGTAGCAGCCGTAATCGTAAACTTCTTTCTACGTTCAGCCGCATTTTGGTTGTTTGTTACTGAGCTAGTGTTTGCGCCGATATAGCCTGCCATTGCTCTTTCCTATAATATTATTTATTCTGCATCTGTAATGGCTAATTTACCATCTTCAACCATTTGCATAATTTCGTTATATATTCCTAATTGTGGATTAATGGGAACACTGGTTTCTTTTCCATCAGAATATTTAATTTTAATTCCATAGAGTTTCTCTGTAATATCACTGTTATAATATTGTGCAGATATAATACTCATAATAACTCCTAAATTTCTGCGTCTAACTCTAAATAAAATTGATTGTTGTCATGCTCATCACCCATCTGCGCCATAAGACCCTTACCATTTACACTTGATAAATTACTAGTATAATAACTTGCCATAACAAGAGTATTTTCAAAACTCCAACCACCACTATATGATGATGCAGATGTTGAATTGTAAATACGAACACTACCATTTCCAGATGCATCAACAAGAGTGCCAGCAGGCATTGTTCTCATTGGTGAATAATAATAATTAAATCTAGCCTTACTGTTATATCCTACACCCATAACATAATTAGTCTGATCTGTTGCACCATCTTTTAATACATTTGGATTTGTTGAGATAAAGTATCTTTGGCATTTAGCTAATTCATCCCCAAAGCTCCTATGCTCAAAGTCCGTAGCCCTGTCACCGACTTCTAATTGTATCCCAGTGATTTCCCATACATTACTTGCACTATCTGCTAAATTAACTTGTCCAGTTGCAGAATTGGCATCTGCACTAGCGCCCCATGTGGTTTGCAATGTTCCGTTATCTGTGTCTGATCCTGCAAATAATTTAAAAAATATTTCTAAAGAACTATTGTTATCATTATCAAAAGCACCTGTCGTGTCAGCAGGAAAACTAATTGTATATCTATTCCAATTTGTGTTTGTTACTGTGTAAGAACCAGAAACAGCCCTCGTATTATCTCTGTCAAACAATCGTACAGTATAAAATCCTAATTTATTTGTTTTAACATAAAAAGATAATGCAAAACCTGAAGCCGTAGATAAACCTTTACCAAAACGGTTTAAATTTTGACCTTCTATTTTATGCTGAATATAACCTTCTTCGTTAGCAGTAAGAGCATTACTTGCTGATACCGTAATTGTGTTTCCCATGCCTGCACCGTGAACAGTGCAATAATATGAAGCAGGCATTGTGCCAGTTGTAGGAACATTAAGCGTTACAGTAGCCCCTGATGTTCCCTCTGTGCCACTAACAGTTGCAGGAAAGGTATTTCCAGAAGCATCTTTAAATCGTAGTGGATGACCAGAATTTGTTGCATCGCTAACATCAAAAACTACCGTTGCGCCTCTAGCTAATGTAATACTTGGATTATTAGAACCGTTTAATTTAAAAATATTTATCGTACCGCCATATCCGTCCGATATACTACCAACTGTCACAGTATAATTTACGTTGGTTACGTTTACCCCTGTACATTCCATTTTTAGGGATGATGCAAATCCTGCCAAATCTGTTACAGAAGCTTGAGAACAATTAAAGGTAGTAGAAGTATTTTGCTTATAAACAAAAAACCTATCTAAAACATATTGATTGCCAACATTAGTTACAGAAGCTGTTCTTTGCGAAACTTGCATTGCGCCATTTATAACGACATTTTTACCACCACCGCCGCCTGATGCGCCAGTTCTTGCAAGTTTGACTAGCTCATTCTGTTTGCTCATGTTTGCTCCAGAACACTCAAAATTACGTCAACGGATTTATCTGTGTCACTCTCAACAGTCACCGCATGACCTTGCTCAAGAATAACCTTACCATCTAAAACAGACAAGGCCGCACCGCTAGGTAAGGGAACATCCTTTACCAGAAACACGTTTGCAGCCTTGACCGATACTTTTACTTGAGCGGTATGCACATTGGCTAAGTTACAACCAATGACCACTGACGTAGTTGCCGATGGAACATTGTACACAGTTTCCTCAGTAATACCTACAGAAGACGCTGTGTAGTTTTTGAATACATTAGCCATGTGCTATACCTCTACTATTAAGCTACGTCGTCGAGCAATGCACACACGATAACTTCTACTGTACCAGTTGAAGAAATCGCATTTATGTCTGCTACTGTAGCATTTGGATAACGTCCACAATGACTTTCGTTAGGGCCAATAGCGACAGCCGAAGTATTTGTTGCTGTAGCCGCAGTACCGTCAAAAGTCACAAAAACTGTGCCGTTGTTACCGTCTACGTTTTTAATAAACACAAACTTAGCTTTATCTGCGGCGTCAATTGCTGTTGGAGCCGTAGAACTGTCTACTGCGGTATAATCCACAAAAGAGCCTGCCATTAAGTCAGAGCTTGTGTTGTTAACTGAAGATAGCTTGTAATACCACTTATCGTTTACATCTTCAGGTGTGACAGTCATTGTTGCTGAGAATGTTTTTGCAATCTCATCGGGAAGGACTGTTACTTCCATTGTAGCTTTTGCTGCGTCAGCCATGATTTTCTCCTTTTCTAACTACCCAAGAGCTATACTGAATGCCAAGGCCTCGCCTGCCCTATCGACATCGAGGTTTGACCTAGTTTGTTCTGCATCTGTCACGTTTAGCGCACCAGTTACAGTAACATCACCAACAGAATTAATACCGCCACCTGACGTTATCGCACCTGTTGACGTTATAGCCCCACCAGAGATGGAACCATTTGCTGCTATGCTATCAGAAGTTACACTCCCAATAGCAATAACATTACTTCCAGACGTAATATCGCCTGTTGTTGTCACTGTCGTAGCATTTACCGCACCTGTAAAAGTGCCAGTAATATTGCCAGAAACATCTACATTACCTGTTACAGTTAAGTCATTACCTAAACTGCTTAGACCAGTAATGTTAAGGCTTGTGCCTGATATAGCACCGCCATTTAAAGCTGTTGTTGCAGTTACAGACGATGCTGTAACATTATTAACCGACATATCTCCGCTTGCAGAAATATTGCCAGTTACAGACACATCGCCAGTTGACGTAAGCCCTGCACAAGAAATAACGCCACTTGCCGTAATTATTCCTGTTATAACTGAACCAGAAGTTAAAGCATTTGTAGCCGTAAAACTGTCAGCATTAAGATTACCAGAAACAGTTAGACTAGCTGTCGTAAATCCACCAGTTACCGTTAATGAGCCATTAACATTTACACCGTTTGTCGTTGTCTCTAGTTTCTTGCTATTGTTAAAATATAACTCAACCGCTCCATCTTCATCCATTGTAATAAATGTTGGGCTAGTTGGGTCTACAGAACCTAGCGTAATATTATCGCCACGAATATATAACTCTCCAGTATTGTTTAAAATGTAAGCGTCACTTGCCGTAGAGTTGTGATAAATTTGTAAGTCTGTATCGTTACCAAAGTTAATGATTTTATCGTCATTAATCGTGCCGCCATCACTGCCAATTTTAGTTAAAAGGTCAACATTTAGATTTTCAAAATTAGCGTCAACTTCATCGTGTGTAAGCGGAGCGCCCTTGACTGCACGTTTTACAATAGTCGCCATTAGTACGCCTCTATTTTCATACTCATGCCAGATCCACTAGTTTTAGATCTTTGACTTTCTTGATTTGCGCCGTCTATAGCATTTTTATACAACCCTGCCCATACCTGTATTCTTGGGTCTTCTGCTAGGTAAGGTGCGCTGTGGCTTAGACTTCCATATAAGTATATGTCAGGGTGGCTAGTTAAAATATTATTAGTAGCGGTGCTTGAACTTAAAGTTGGAACTTTCCCGTAATAATACATTTCTAAATCATAATTAAGGTTAGGTGTTGGAAATAATTCTATTTCACTTTGTGTTAAGGCGTAGAACAACGGCTTATTAGCAACATCTTGAGTTGCAGCTCTTTTCTTTTGCATCTCAAATAAACCCACGAGCTCTAAAGGGTTATGGTTAGTGCCTTCTAAATGTAACCTGATGGGCTCTAAAAAGTCGGTGGGTAAAACGCTGTATCTTGAATTGATTGTTGCTGTAGCCCTATTCTCCATAAGCCTATGTCGCAAATTTCTATTAATATCTGCTTCAGCTAAAG